TAAACTGAAATATTAGGATTTAGAGAGGTGAATTTCATGAATAAAATGCAGATTGGAGATAGTGTAGAAATCAAAGCACAAGTTGTTGATTTCAACGATAGTGCAAGAAAAGTAAAGATTAGAATCACTGGTTATGCAGAGGATAAAGTGGCATTCGCAGAAAGATATATCTGGGTAAATTACGATGATGTTAATAATTTAAACTGAAATATCGGAAAAATTGTGTAACGAAAGGAGAGATAGGTATGGCGAGACCAAGGAAAGAGGGTAAGAAGAACATCCGGAAAGACATCAGCATGGATCCGGAGCAGTACGAGAGATTAATGGATTACTGCCGGCAGCAGGACAGACCTATCTCCTGGGTGATCCGGCAGGCACTGGACAATTATTTACCTGTGTAATTATGTGTAACATTACACATTAAAATTGAAAGTTAGTGAAGGAGAGCGGAAATGTGTGATTTTTGCGAGAAGTATGCAAATGTAAGCGGCAAACATGGAACTATTAGGCTGGGAGCAGAAAATTATATGCTCTTTGCCAATAGTGAAAACGAGCCGATGGGAGCAATAAAAATAAAAATCTGCCCGCTGTGCGGCAGAGAATTGACGGCCGATTGGATAAATGGGATAGAGTTAGGCATAGCAAAAGCAGTATTAGTGATGGATATGCCGGAATCGTGTGTTGAATGTAATTTAAACTACATGATACCGCTTGGAAGTAGGTTAAGATGTCATGCGTTTGCGCTAGGAAAAGCAATTGATTCTAATACACGTGAAAAGCCGAAATGGTGTCCACTCAGGGAGCTGCCGGAACGTGAGACAGAGATGACCGATGAGGACGATCTCGGAAAGGATTATGTCAGAGGTACAATGGATGGTTGGAACGCGTGCCTGGAGGAGATAGATCCTTTAAAAAATACATAAATAATATTTATGTAAGAAAAATACAAAAAAGTTTCAAAAAAACAAAAATTATTTTCAAAAATGCCTCCGTTGGCGGTTTTTCTTTACATATACAAGTGTAAGCATTAGTGCTTATAAAAAAATATGCAAAGGAGAAAAAGAATAATGAGAAATTATCTTTATGATGTGGAAATGTACGATCTGGATCCGAATTACGACGAGAGTAATGTAGACCTGGACAGCTACGAGCGAGAAGCGGATTACTATGAAGCTGAACGTGCTGAGGGAGTAACAGTGAAAAATTACGCTGATATTAATGATCCTGTTTGCGACCGGCTCCATAACTGGAATGACTGTTTCTGGTTTCGGAAGCATTTCGGAATGTAGTACATAACGTACTACGGAAGATCTGGGAGTGTCGTACATATCTGTGTGGCATTCCCGGGATCTTCCGGGAAGATGAAAGGAGTGATAGAAAAAGGAAAAATGTTAAAAGTGTAATAAGTATCATAATACACAATTCGAAATTCCAGCTGCAGAGGGGCCTGCAAACAATCACATAATAATAGCGGTACAACCACCGACCAAAGTAGACTGTACCGCTCAACTGCTTAAGACCATCATATCACACGGATGTTTCTTAGGCAACGAGAAAATGAGGTGCGCATATGACTAAAAATGATTTAATCAACGACGTAGCTTATGAATTACGTGACAGCATGACCAAGGAACAGATCGACCGGATGAAGATTACGCTTTACGTAAAATTGCAGGATTTTGAGCTGGCAGAGATCAAACAGCTGCCTATGACTATGGAGCATGACAATGAGTGGTTAATGCAAAGGTATTGTGTAGACAGCGTGGCAGCAGGACTCCATGCCGGAACTATCAGGAGTTATATTGGAATCATAAAGAAATTCTTTGACTTTGTGAATAAAAATTATAAATATGTGACAGCGCAGGATATCACAGATTATCTTGCTATTAGATCCTATCGTGATCACATCAGCCACAATTATAAATCCACAATATACCGGTACTTATGCACATTCTTTTCCTGGGCATTTAAAAAGAGGCATATCCAGGATAATATCATTGATGGCGTTGATCGTGTTAAGCAGGTGAAAAAGAAGAAGGTACGATTGACAGATGAGGAAGTTGAAACTATCCGCTATGCGCTGCAAACGCCAAAGGAGAAGGCGTTGTTTGAATTGATGATTTGTACCGGCATGCGTGTAGGTGAAATCTCTTACCTCAACGTGTCAGATATTGATCTGACAAATAAGCAGGTATCAATTTACGCAGAAAAAACGGACACATATCGCACAGGAATGCTCACTCCGGTAGCTGTGATGGCACTGAGAAATTACATTGGGGACAGACCGGGAACAGATCCGCTGTTTTTGGCAGATCGGGCACCGCATAACAGAATGAAAGAGTATGGAATTGAAAAGCTGGCTAAAGAAATGGCTGTCCGTGGCGGAGTAACCAGGATTACCGCAACCGTGCATGTGTACCGCAAGACCTTTGCAAGCGTATTATATCGCAAGACGGGTGATGTCCTGCTGGTGAGTAAATTACTTGGCCATGCTAAGCCGGACATGACAGTGCAGTATTATCTGATCGACGATATCGAAGAAATGCAGCACAAGTATAACAGAGTAGCATAGTAACAGCACCGGAAATTGCACCGGTGCAACAGAAAGGAGAAAGCATCGATGCAAAGAATTAACAGAGCAAGCTGGAGGATTATCGAAACTATATTATTACGGTATCCCCAACGAAAGAAAGAATATGAGGAGTACATATCAGACATTATGGCATCACCGGCGGGAGGCAGCAGTCGTCCGTCGGATCCTGCCAGGGAAAGAGATAAGGCACAGTCTGTCACAGAGGCAAAAGCCTTGAAGATGACATCCGTATACCATGAACGGATCAAGAAAGAGATTGAGGCAGTGGAATTTGTATATAATTCTCTTCGGCCAGAAGAACAGAAGGTAATAAGAATCAGGTACTGGAGTAAAGGTCTCAGAGCACCGATTCCCTACCTAAAAATCGGTGGTGCCTCGTACAGTGAGAGACAAATGAAGAGGATAGTTTTTAAGACCATAGAACAGATTGGAAGGTATATTGGGGAGTTAAAGTAAAAGATGGCATGATTTCGCATGTCAAATGTGATAATATAGTATCGTGATAAATTAGTGACAGGGCAATGCAGATAGCTGCGTTGCCTTTTTTCGTGGAGTTGCACCGGTGCAACTTTAGAGAGATGGTGAGCAGATGGCCAAAGGCAAATACAAATATTGGCTGACACCGGAAGGCTTACTAAAGCTGGAAGGATGGACAAGAGATGGACTAACAGAAGAGCAGATCGCTGGTAATATGGGAATCTCCAGGTCTACATTAAATGAATGGAAAAAATTGTATCCGGACATTTCGGACACCCTAAAAAAGGGAAAGGAAGTTGTGGACCTGCAAGTGGAAAATGCGCTCTTAAAAAGGGCACTGGGATATCGGTATACAGAAGATAAATATGTAAGCGTTCCGATGGAGCAGGAAGAATATAGTCAAAAGCTATTTGAATATATGAATCGCTACAAACTGGAGCATCCGGAGGCAACAGATGATGAGCTGATGCTTGTAAGAGAGAAGTTCCCTAAAACAAAAGAAATGCTTGTGGAACGAAAAGTAAAAGAAGTAGAGCCGGATACCACGGCCCAGATATTCTGGTTGAAGAACCGGAAACCGGATAAATGGAGAGATAAACAGGATGTCCAGATCTCCGGAGAACTCAAGTCCGAACAGAGTAAACTGGATGACCTGATTAGACAGATGCGTGGTGATGGGTAATGAGCGCAAGTAAGCTCCTGCTGTCAGAGAAATACAAAGCATTCCTGAAATGCGATGCTCCGGTGGAATTCCTGGAAGGAACCACGGCGGCAGGTAAAACAACGGTAGGAATCTTCAAGTTTATGCTTAAGGTGGCGGAAAGCCCCAAGAAGCTGCATATCATTGCAGCGGATGACACTGGAACTGCTGAGAAGAACATCATCAACAAGGATCTTGGTATATTGGATGATTTCGGGATCCTGGTGGAGTATAACGGCAGCGGAACCAAAGACGATAAGATTCCGCATCTGATTCTGCATACTGGCAAGGGGGATAAAGTAATTTATGTGCTGGGCTACGGTAACAAGAAAAAGTGGAAGAAGGCCCTGGGTGGACAATATGGCTGTCTGTACATAGATGAAGTAAATACCGCAGACATAGATTTTGTCAGAGAAGCATCCATGAGATGTGATTATCTGATGGCAACACTGAACCCGGATGATCCGGGACTGCCGGTGTATAAAGAATATATCAACTGTGCGCGTCCTCTTCCGGAATGGAAGGATGAGACACCGCAGGAAATCATAGAGGAACTGAAAGAAGAGCCAAAGGACGGATGGATCCATTGGTTCTTTTCTTTTAAAGACAATGCAGGCCTTCCACCGGATAAGCTGCAGATGATCCTGCAAAACACACCTAAGGGTACCAAAATTTGGAAAAACAAGATTCAAGGTCTCCGCGGAAAAGCGACAGGGTTGGTATTCTCCAACTTTGTCAGAAAGAAACATGTTGTTACTGCTGCGTGGGTGAAGAAACAGATTGCGGATGGGAATATCCGTTTCAGGAAGTTTACAGCAGGACTGGATACATCATATTCCTCAAAATCTCCGGATACTATTGCAATGATCTTCCAGGGCATTACGGATGACCGCAAGCTGATCACACTAGCTGAGAAGGTATATAGCAATGCGGATCTCAGTGTGCCGCTGGCTCCTTCTGACACAGCGGTAAAGTTTATAGCTTTTCTGGATAGATGCAGATCGGAATGGGGATTTGCAAAAGAGTC